TAGTATCAGCTCCATGACTATTACAGAACTCAAAGAGATATGCTCCAAAATTCGTTCCCACGGGTCCTACCAAACCGGACGTGAGCTGGCAATTGAAATCGCTGAGTCCGGCCTGTGTTCCGAACTGGATTCCGATGTGTTGGCCCTGGCCCAACTCTACAACGACCATCTCTTTTGCAAGTTCGATCTCTTTCATACAGCCGTAGAAGAACTGTTGGGAAGAGGAGTTTGGACACATGAGTTTGCTGATATCGAACGTCTTAGAAATGAAGCGGCTGGTATCATACCATCTCCATCTGTGCAAGAGATCATGGAGATGATCCCAGAAGAGAAGCGGATCGTTGTATGTATGTAACATCACCCAACATGTTGAAATGACTTGACTTTTCGACGGTTTCAGCTTCGATACCCGTTCTCGTCCCGTTCCTGTTCGTAACCAGCTACATCCCCCCGGAGGACTACCACTACATTGAGAACTGCAACCAACCTACTGAGCCGACCCCAGTCCAGGTACCAGACGTCACAGAACCGGAGTCGTGTGAAACCCCGGTTCCTAATGCTGGGCCGGTAGAACCGGTTCAGACTCTTGAGATCGCTCTGGTCTGCGAGCTGAGTAGTGATGGTGCCAGCTGTACAGATACACCACGATGTGATGGCCGATATGAGATGGAAATGTTTGACGGGACGGGGATCGAAACCCTATCTCTTGGAGTGGTTGAGAAAGACGTTCATAACGGGATCCGGTTCGTCGTACCGGAACGACCACGGGCGGATCGAGTGGCCTGTGTCGTCGATGAATTGGTGCAGGCGTGGTGGGTGGCAACTGTTCTGCAAGAAGTCGTGAACTGAGCTTGACAGCGGTCTCGAACTCGTGTAGGATTGCGGTATGATTGAAAGTAGAGTAATCAACACTCCTGATGGTGATGTCACGATTCATGACGTGGAGAAGTTTTGTCAAGCCGCTACGGCTCTAGCCAGAATTTTGGAAAGTTATCAGGAGGCACACCTGATCTTCAACCGTGCTGATGGTGTGAAACGACTGATGCGGGCGACACGTGTCGGGATGAGCCCTTGGATTTGGGATGGAGAATCGCTTTCCATCCCTGTTCGCGATCTTGCTCTCGATGAGATCCGTGCCTTTCGGTTCGACCGACTGATCCGGTTTAAGGTTGATGGTCCGTTGGCTGAGTGATGATCAAGGCCAGGTTCCATAGCCTATCTCATAGCCCATCACTGTGGAGAGATGCGATGGACCGTCCCTAAGCTAGGGGGGTGCTTGACATCGTTCGTATACTTCCCTATGGCGCTCCCATCGATCAACCGGCGTTCGGCCCGACTTCTGGCCGGGCCCTGATTGAGATCTATGGTGGCGGTTTCCGTGTCCCCACTATTGCCCCACCGGAACAATTCAACGCCCCCGATGTTCAACCACCTCAGACCGTAGAGGTCACATTCGGAGGCGTCCCGGCGCTATCTGTCAAGGTGCCGCGCTCCAACTTGCTACGAGTCATCACCCCCCCGACACCACTACCGTTCGATCCAACAGAGATCCCACTCTATCCAGCGGAACCGGATCGTGACAAGGTCCAGAAAGGCCATTCCGGCTGGGTTGATGTAGTCGTCACTAATCTGGACGACAACGGCGCTCCAATCGAGTCTGAGACCGTTTCTAACGGCTACGCCTATGTCAACCCACCTCTTAACGGGTTGGCGTCTGGAGCGGTCTCAGACACGACTCTGACGCGTGTCGTTGATGCCCTTGTCAACGAGTTCCGTCGGTCGGTTTGGCCAGAGGTGCTGACACATCAAAGCGTCGAGTACGATAGTGATGGGACGGAATTGCGGATCATTGACATCGCTCGATTGCCATCGATCACCCTACTCGGACCGAGAACAGAGACGTCTCGACAATGCGAGCTACCGGCACCAGGGGTATATGAGCCGAACATCGTTCCGGGAACTCCTCCCGAGGAACGGTACATGATCAACCGCATGCCTTATGCGTTGGATCTCCTCTTTGATGTCGTCGGACAGGCTAGGGAACGAGCTACTGTTCTGAACCTGATGCACGTCGCTACCGATTTCATTCAGAAGACTCCTCAACTCGTGGTGCAACGGGACCCATCAGACCCCAGTCGTGGGAACGTACGATACCAATTCGAGTTCGAGACGCAGGCCAGCACATTCGATATACAGACCGGGGCCAATAATTCAGACCTCCATTCATTCCGTGGATCGATTCGTGTCAAGGGAGTACAGATCGAGAGGATTCCGATCTTCGGCGATGCCGCAACCGACGCCGTTCCAGAGGTTGAGATCATCCAGCTCAACCTCTGTCCATTCATCTGATCGATGTGGTTGTAAAATAGGTATGTGTCTGCATCAGATTATGCTCAGAACGGAACCTGTCTAGACCCGGCTCATAACTCTCAGTACAACGAGTATATCGACAGTCTAGAGGCTAGGATTGTGACCCTAGAAGTCGGTCTTCAAACCGGTGTTGAGACCTATGATCCAGACTACTACTCTGAACTAGGAGTCGTAGCCGGTGGAGCGACAGTGGCCGCTGGGTCCACGTTTCCAGCCATTGCTGGAAAGCTCATTCTTCAACCCGGTGCCACATTCACGTGGGCCAAGATTACTAATACCGCAGCAGAGATCGGTGATACCGTTGAGGTCTTCTACGAGGGGCGGCGCGTCGCCACACCTAACAACCCCGCATCTAGAATTTTGTCCGCTGCCGGCCCCGGTGCGACAGGCACGAACGTCCTGAATGCTGGTGAGATCGAAGTTGCGATGAACTCATCCAATACCGATGGGACATTCGTCCATTGGAAAATCACTCGTAAAGGATCCTAATCCATGGCCGATGTATCCAAGGGTGTTTCTGGCTACTTCGTAAAGGACGCCGCAGCACACACCGCTGGTGAGTCCCTTCCTGCAGTCGTTACCGAAGTGTATGATAACACACCACTCGATGACACCGTTTCAATCGTAGCGTATGAGCCAAATGGGTTGGCCCTGCCCTATGGACCGAGCCCGATTTCTGGTGGGTTCACCTTCGACGCTACTGAAGTTGGTACGGTCAGTAATCCAGCTGGCTACTATTTTCTCTTGAACGACACCACGATTACCGCTCAAAATACGGCCGATGCCGGTGTGTCCGGGGCCGCTGCTAGTGCCAATGCCGCAGCCAACGATTTGACCCCACTCGTGCTAGTCAATATCCTGCCAGGGAGCTGGACTTACGCCCCGCTGATCCATGGATGGCACGAACGATTTTCTGGCGAAACGCTACAGATCTTTTTCTCGGCTAGCCAGGATGTGACACGGTATACGGTCGTAGTCAAAGATGTCAACGGAGTTGGTGGACAGGTAGTAGCAAACGCCTATCGGTCACCTAGGGTCACAGCACCAACGGCTCCAAGTTACAGTCTCATGGTCTCTGGCCTAGCCACGAATGCGAATGGCACGATTCAATCCATCAATCTCGACTTGCCCGCTGGCAATGGAACGGCGTTGCATCGAATCGATGTAATCACCGGAGCTGCTAATGGTGGAGCGGAAATTGCCAATCAATATCAACTCTTGCAGATCAGCCCAGAGGTATAGATTGATGGCACAACAGAGCGTGAATTTCACTACAGCTAAACTCAACGTCTCCGAACGTGGTATTCTAGGCAAGCGCAGTGGCAAACCTGTTGTCAAACTCAAGATGGGAATGGCGCTGGCCAGAATACTGTATGAGTATGCTGGCACCGGTCTTTCGATCGATGAGCTTGACACCGATAAACCAAGCGTGGCTCTTTCACCACTGAATGTCCAAACCGGTTATACCATTGCGGCTGGGTTGACTAGTACAGCATTTGCTGTCGATCCAGATGTAACAGCTAACATCAATTATCTGTCAGATGTGATGGATGATATGGACTGCACCGTTATTGCTATTGACGGAACCTATTCGAGCGGCACCGTGGCATGTCCAGAAATCAAGGCTTGGTGCGAAGCTCTTGGCGGTACATACGCTACAGAACTTGGAGCCTAAAAAGTCGTCCTGTTAAGATCTGAATATGATCAGTATTCAGATCAGTCCGAGACGACGAAGTCATCCCCTTCCGATCAGAAGTGGTGAGATCGAGATCATCCCTCAAACCCGACATGAACGACGGGGTGGAAAGATTCGGTCCATTACCAAGAATCATCGCAGTCAGAAAACAGTCTGGCTCTACCCCGGTCAGAAAGTAGGACCGGTACCGGATTCTTGGGCCGACCTCCCTGATGTCAAGGCGTATCGTAAACGGGGTTGGGTCGTCATTCGTAAAGTAGAGACTGAGTCCGTTTCCAACCGGTTGGAAAACCAGCCTTCCACAAAGTCATCCAAACCATCGAAGAAGCGGAGTAGGTAGATATGGCGTCCCTTCTATCCAGTCGAGTTGTCATTCGGGAACCGAATCCCGGTCCCGTACCTATTGATACTGTACCGACCAATATCGGTGCATTCGTCGGTGTCACCGAATGGGGGCCTGTGAATGAGGCGACTAGGATCCGTAGCTTCGATGAGTTCCAACGGATTTTTGGCCGATACGTTACTGACTCAGAACTCCCTCAAGCCGTCTTGGCATTCTTCCTGACCGGTGGTACGGTCTGTGATATCGTCAGGACCGTTCACGTCACCGACGTCACTGACCCGGCAACCAAGACCAGTGTGGCGGCAACACTTGATCTGAATACCGCAGCATCGGCTCCGACAGCAGCAACCCTTACCGGAACCGGTGTCGAGACATTCAGTTTCAACCCCGGTGATACGATTAGCATCGGTGTCGATGGCGGCGGTGCTGCTGTCGCCACGTTTGATGCTACGGCCGGTTTTCGGACCAGTGGCAACTCCGAGACTTACGCACTAGTTGACAGCCAAGATATCTTGGTCTCTGTTGATGGAGCCGGGGCTCAAACGATCACATTCCTCACCGCTGAATTTGCGGCTATCGGAACTGCCACGGCCCAAGAGGTCGTCAACGTCATCAATGCCAAGATTACGGGCGCATCAGCTAGTGTTGCTGCGGGGCCAGCGGTTACGATCACGTCGGATACCAAGGGTACTGGATCGAGTATTGAGATTACCGGTGGTACCGCAGCGGCAGCATTTGCATTTCCAGCTGGTGCCGGTTCTGGTACCGGTGATGTAGCTGATATCTCAGCCGTAACCGGAGCTGAAGTCGAGTCCGTCATCGAAGCCGATATCGCAGGGCTTGATGTCATCGTAACTGGAGGCGGACAGATCCGGATCGACAGTCTTACTACTGGCCCGACTTCTAGCCTTCAAGTAGCCGCGGGAGCGATTCAGATCGAACTCGGTTTGGTTACTGCTACAGTAACGGGTACATCTGGTGCCCCGGTTGCTACACTTCAAATCGACGGCCGTTACGATGGTAGTCGCGGAAACGACCTTCAGATCGTCATTTCCGCTGCTAGTAATGGTGATATCGACAAGTTCGATCTATCCGTTTCTGAACTTGGGATCATCTCATCTTCAGAGATATTTCCCAATCTCAGCCTGGATTCGTTGAATAGCCGTTATGTAGAGACGATCGTCAATAACGCCGTTACCGGTTCGGCCCTGATCACAGTTACGGATCTGGCACCGGCGGTTCCCGATCCCCTCCCTGATACCGGTACCTTCGGCCCCCTTACCGGAGGTGACGACGGTCTCGTCGGTCTCGTCGATGCCGATTTCCTCGGTGGCAAATCACTTGCAAATGGTACGACGGGATTGCGATCTCTTGACACATCCGATGCTGCAATGCTAAGCATCCCGGGTCGGGCGTCTAGTACCGTTCACAACGGGATGGTTGACTACGTCGAGAACACCCGTGAAGGTTCGTTGTTCGCAGTTCTCGATCTCCCTCCGGCTCTTGAGCCTGATGGTGTTGTGACCTATATCCGAACGACTGCGGCTCTTGAGGAGTTGACGACTTACGCCTGTACTTTCTGGCCACGGATTACAATCGACAATCCAGACTCGTCGTTCTTCGGAACGGACTCAACTGTTGAAGTCCCGAACAGCGGTGCTGTCATCGGCAGGTTTGCGAAAACCGATGATGCCAAGCCCGGTGGCGTCTACGACTACAGCGGCGGACCGAACAACGCCAATGGTACTCTGACCGGAATCCGTGGCGTAGCGAACACCGTCGTGTTCGACCGCGAGGCCAGAGACATGATCTACCCCATCGGTGTCAATCCGATCAACGCCGTTCTCGGTGCCGGTGGTGCCGTCGAGTCCGTATATCTAGACGGTACGAAGACACTGAAGGAAGAGGCGGATTTCGAGCGGATCGCTAAGCGTCGTGGTGTCATCCTAATTGAACAGAGTATCGCTCGTGGCCTGGATCCGTTCCGACATCAGCCCAATACCAGGGCGCTACGAAAAACTGTCGAAAACGTGATGATCCAGTTCCTTCAGAGCCAACTCTTGCTAGGAGCGTTTGTATCAAACGTCCCGGCTGAAGCATATCAGGTCGATGTCTCTGATGCAATCAACACACCAGAGGTCATTGATCAGAAGATCTTGATCGCCAAGGTCCGCCTAGCCATGAAGAATCCTATTGATTTCATCATCCTAGAATTCGGCCCATTGGGTAACGGCTGATCAAGGTAGAGAGGTAAAGTAGAGATATGCCTATCAACGGAGCTGCCCCAACCTACCACCAGTCGTTTCGATTCTTCGTCGAGATCGAAGGTGTGACACGACTGAGGTTCAAAAACTGTTCTGAACTCGCATCAGAATTCGAGACGATCGAGCACTATGAGGGTGGTGTCGCCATCCCTAATAAAACCGCTGGTCGAATGACGTTTGATGACATCACGCTGGAACGCGGTGTTGTTACTGGTGATTTCGATCTATATGAATGGCATCTTCAGGCTGGAAATCCGTCGATTTCAGCACCACAGGGTCCCGGAATCGGAACCGGTGTCGGTGCTGGTAATGGTGGATACAAACGGAATCTATCCATCGTTCAGCTTGATATTGATGGGAGTGAGCTTCGACGGTGGCGCGTTTATGGGGCATGGGCGAAGCGATTCGTTGTTGGAGCGTGGGATAATGATGCCGATGAAGTTACCATTGAGTCGGTGACACTCACGTACGACTTCTTCGAGCGAGAGCTGTAAACACAACTGATTGGGAGTACAGGGAATGAGTGAGGAAATGAGTGAAGGTGTGAAGACATATGTTGTAACCCTCCCATCTGGGGCGGTGGCTGAGATGAGGGGCTGGTCCCTAGGATTCAATCTCTCAGAGGTCGGAAAACGTGGGTCAGAAATCAGTCGTTTGGTCGGGTTGCTGAATCGCTGTCTGGTCAAGGTCCATGATCCTGGTCCATATACTCTTACCGATTCCAACCGGTTGGAATGGATGGATGTTGCCGAATGTGATATCAATTCCGCTCTAATCGCAGCTCGTATCGCAACCCATGGGCCGGATCTAGTCATCAAACAGAGGTGTCCGAACCACGTCTCCAGTGGTGGGCGACGTGACGTCGATACCGGATGTGCGGGCTACATCGTTCCGATCGAAGACGTCGGAAACAGTGATCAGATCGATTTCAGAATCCAGCTTGATAACGTTTTGGAGAACCATCAGTTCGTGATGCCTCCAGAAACCGTTGATGGTCTGAAGCGGGGCGAGAACCGGTTCCGAACTGAACTCGACGGAATCGAAATCGAGTTCGCCGTTCCTACCGGCAGAATTCTAACTGAGGCATCGAAAAAAAGTGGTGGTAAGGGTGGTGATACCCAGGCCAAAACTCTGGCCTGGTCAATCGCGTGTCAGCTCCATTCCCTTGATGGAATCGTCGGTCGAGAGGCGGTGTTTCAAGCTCTTCTTTCCGATCGATTCCCGCCAGGCCTGATTCACGCGTTTGGAGCATTGAAATTCTGGACTGGTGGAATCGACTCCGAAGTAGTGGTCGCCTGTAACGCGTGTGGTTGGATGCCTGACAATGAGGATGGTGCGATGGATCTCCCTTTCGCAGCACAGCCTCAATTCTTTGCCGGCCCGGAGAAGCGGCTAAAAAACCAGCCGACTCGGCAGAAGCGGCGCGTTCCGGCGAGTGGCTGAGAACCCGTCGTCTCGGTGATGGGTTCTCGATCGGGTTGATCAACTTCCATAGCGAAGCTGATATCATCTCGATGGTTGGCGCCCTATCATGTCAGACCGAAGGGAACGGTTTGAACTGGTCGGAATCTGGGATTCTGTCCATGACTCATGAGAGAGCAACTAGATATCTGGACTACCTCAGTGATCGATGGGATGCGGAGAAGAAGGCACGCCGAGCGGCGTCGAAACGTTGATCTGAACTGATAAAGTAGATATATGGCTCTTAACAGCATCGGTCTCGGACTCCTGTTCACAGCCCAGGACCGGGCATCTGGAACGGTCACGGGGTTGACTCGTAACGTCCGTGGCCTAGAGGGCCAAGCCGACAAGACGTCACGGACGTTGCAGACCGGGCTCGGTGGCGCCGCTGCTCTGGCCCTGGGCTCATCTCTGTCGATGTTCACGGATCAGGCCGCTACATTTGAGTTCGGCTTGGCTAAGGTCAAGTCCATTGCCGTAGCCACGGCAGAGGATATGGACGTCCTCAGAGATGCTGCATTCGAGGCCGGTTTGAAGACACAGTTCAGCCCACAACAGGCTGTTGAAGGTCTTCAAAATCTGGCTGCGGCCGGATTTACAGCTGCGGAATCGGCGTTCCTTTTGGACAAGTCTTTGGTCCTGGCACAGGCTGGCCAGATTTCTGTAGCCGATGCTACAGCGACAGTAGCTACATCAGTCAAGCTATTTGCCCTCAACACTGAGGAACAGGTCGATCTCGTTGACAAATTACTGAAGACGACGAACTTGTTCAAGATCCAAGCCGGTGATCTCGAACAGGGACTGGCCAAGACGTCAGCCGCTGCCCTGTTGACGAACCAGAACATGGATGAGATGCTCTTGACAATGGGATTGATCAAGAACGTCTTTCCAAGTGCAGAAGAGGCCGGCAACTCCATCAGTCGTGCCATGTTAGGGATCAGCAAAAATGCCGATCTTCTACAATCGAAACTAGGTGTCGATGTCATCGATCCAGACACTGGTGGATTCAGAGACGCACTTGATCTATTTATCGAGATAGACAAGAAATCCAAATCCATGGTGACCGATACTGTGGAACGAGCCAACTTACTAGACAAGGTGTTTGGCAAGTTCGGTGCTAAGGGTTTTGCTGCTGCAATCGGCAGCTTGAATGAGTTCACAACCAAAAATAACATGACGATGGAGGAAGGGGCCAAGAACCTCCGTTCAGCGATTGCTGGTGCAGAAGGGACGGCTGACAGATTTCTATCCGATATCAACTCAACATTCCAGGGTCAGAGAATCATCCTTGAAGGCGCGATTCAAACCCTGATGGTTGCCATCGGTGAGCCACTGAATCGTATCTTGAAGCCGGCTATGAAGGCAGCGGCTGATGGGGTTGCGAATCTGGCCCGAATGATCCGTGATATGGATCCTGCGGTCAAGGATGCTGCGGCACGAATCGCACTATTTGCATCCGGTTTTCTGGCTATTGGAGGGGCGTTGGCTATGGCTCGTGTAGCTGGGGTCATTCTTCTCCCCGTTCTCAAAGGGATGGTGGTATCACTCGCCGGAGCCGCTTTAGCCGCTGCTCCATTGGCTCTACTCCTCGGAACCGTTGGCGCCGCTATAGCCGGGCTTAGAGACGGGATGGGTGGAGTCGATTCTTCTATGAACGGGTTCGCTACCAGCGGGAAGAAGGTCGTTCTCACGCTACAAGCCATTGGGCAAATCTTATCCAAGGGCCGGTTATCTGGTGAGTTGATCCAACAGATTGATGAAATCGAGTTCTTCGGTCTGAAGGCGTTCATCGATATTTTGGCTGATATGCGTTCAGCCACACTGGCGTTCTTTAGGGGGGTACGGACAGAATTCGCAGCTGCTGTCACTACTCTCGGGCCTGCCATACAAAGGTTGGGAGCGGCGTTCGTTGAACTCGGCCGAGCGTTCGGGTTCGTAGCCGAAGAGAGTGGTGACGTGCGCCAAGCCCTTCCCAGCTCGGCATTCTTCAACGCTGGTGCGACAGCCTCCCGGATCATGACTACTGCGATCGAGGCCCTAGCTAGAGTCCTGGCTGCTGTCGTTCGATTCGGGGCCGAGGTCATCTCCGGTATTCGTTCGGCGTTCGCCGATGCCGGTCCTGTGATCGAGGCATTCGGTCGTGCCCTCGGAACCCTGGCTCACAACCTTGGACTCGCCGGTGAGAGCATGTTCGCCGGAGCTGATGGTGGAGCCAGTTTTGGAGAGTCTCTGGGATCATCCATAGGAAAGATTCTGATTTTGGGTATTCGACTTGCTACCGTGATGGTTGAAGCGACTACAGCTGTTGTAGCCGGATTCGAGGCTATGATGCCAGTTCTTCGTCCAATTTTTGAATTTCTAGCTGATCACATAGAGACGATTGCGGCTATCGTCGGTGGACGTTTTGCATTGGCGTTCGGCGTCAAAGCTGCCGGAGGGGTTTCAAAACTGGCCACAAAGATGAAGCTCTTTACCGTCGGTGGTCGCGGACGCAATGCCCAGGGACAGTTCCAAACGTATCCATCGCTCATGGAACGTATCAAAACTGGTTTCACCAACGTTAGTATCAAGGCCAAGGCCGTCGGTCGTGCGTTCTTATTCATGGGCAGAGCAGCACTCAAATCTCTATTTGCCATTAGTAAGCTAGCTATCGGGCTGATATCCCTTACTGCAAAGGGCATCATCTTTGGTCTGAGAGGAATCGTACTAGGGATCAGGGCGATTGGTGCTGCATTGCTTATGAATCCTATCGGACTGATCATTACCGGCATCGCCCTTGCCGCAACGGCGCTTATCATCTATTGGGAGCCGATATCGGAGTTCTTCATCAGTCTCTGGAATAAGATCGTGTCTGGATTTATGACTGTCTGGGACCCCGTAGCCAGCTTCTTCTCAGATCTGTTTGACGACATCTCATCTATTGCCACAACTGCAGCTGAAGCGATACAAGCGGCATGGGTCCCGGTTGATTTGTTTTTCCAGTTCCTATGGGATGGAATCGTCGATGTTTTTCAAGATGCATGGAACTACATCGAAGAGATCGTCGGTTGGGTCGTTGATGCCGCTGATACGGTGTTGGATGTCGGTGGTGATATCAAAGACTTCTTCGGTGACGGTCTGTCTGATGTCGGCGACTTCTTCGGTGATGTCGTGCCATCGTTCAATTTTGTTGGAGATGTCATGGGAGCTGCTCAAGAAGCGACAGATCAACCGACGGCATTGACATCAGTAATTGAATCGGCACCGAGCTTTGCGGCCATCCCAGCGACGGTACAACGGAGTATCATCGAGCGGGCGACGACACCGGGTCAAACCGGAGGTCAGTCCGATGCTGTTGTATCACTCATGGAAGGGATCAAACAGATGGCAAACCGTCCCATCGTCATCGAGGTTGACGGACGCCAGATCGCTATCGCCGTAGCAGAAGGGGCCCGAGAGAACGCGGCTGATCAGTTCCAGCCCGTTCCTACTCCGGATCTGTTCTAGGCCAGCATTTCAATGGCAATAGAAATGTCGTCAAACTCCCATTGGAGTCGGTCACTCAACTCGATCAACTTCTGCCTGGCGTGTATGGCAGAATTGTGGCTTGACGACAGGGACGAAGTCATCAACGTGCTCAGGAACGGCATCGCTTCCAACCGGTTGGAAACTCGTCTCTGGAACCGAGTCCGGGACATCATCAAGAGACGGCTCGGCATGATACGGATTCCGACCCAACCCGGTATCCAGTTCTCTAGCCATGACATTAGAGATGCCAGGAATTCTATCCAGAACATAGAACCCGTCACGGGATTTCTTGCTACGGATGGATCGGCAGACCACGGTATGACGCAACCCCTTTTCCAAGGCGGGTAGGAATGGGAACACATTTGATCGGAGTCGCTTCATCTCAGCCCTTGCTGCTACGGAACTGTCGCAAAGGATGAGGTATTTCTGGCTAGGGTCCTTGATGATATGGATGTCACGACACAACCAATATGGCGGGTAGAAATCGACGGTCCGATGGAGAGTATCCCAAAACGTCCCATACAACACGGCGTCAACCCGCTCCGGCTGATATCGGTTGAAACGCTCCCTAATAGCCGAAGCCAGCTCTTCATCCGTGGCTGAGTCGAGTCCGTACAGAGTCTCGATTTTCGACCGGTGCTCTGGAACAAACGTCTGTAGCAGGACATCGTCTGTGATGGTGTCCTGCTTACCAGATCGCTTGATGTCTGGTAGAACCCAGAGTACCATCACGACAAGGACTGCGGCTAGAATGAGCAGGATCACAGACTCCAAGATCATGGCTAGGATCGCAGCCAACCAGATGATGACGAGAGCGTTGATCAATGTGTTGTTGTTTAGGTATGAAAACATGAGAGGATCATAGCACCGGTTCGACTCGGTTACAAGGGGAATCATTCACAATAAGCTAGGCCCATGGCACTGAACTCGATCTCCGATATCAAAACCCTCCCCCTGCTACAGCTTCGAGATAGATTAAGCGCGGCGGCGTTGACATCGATCCGTGCGCCACGCCCGGCTCTACTCGATCTCAACACGTTCGAGGGAGTCGATTTTCCGGCTACCCCTACAGCATGGCAGCGCGGAATCACGGTCGAGTGGAAGAACGGTGGCGAGTTCGCATCGGCATCACGTTCCCTTCACTACACCGGTACCACAAACCAGACTCTAAGAATCGAGGTCGAAACTCTGATCAAAGATCCTGGGGAATGGGAACGGGTTGATGACTTCGTCCGCTTCCTCGAAGCGGCGTGCTGGCCGGCACAGACCAGGGGTCGATCCGGTTCCAGACAAACGGCTCCATCAACCCTTCTGTTTTCCTGGCCCGAGGAAGTCGTGATTGAATGCGTCCTCACATCGTTTAGTGACAGTGGGGACAAGTTTTTCCAACGCGACGGACGTGTTCGTCGTCGTCGGATCAGTCTCGATTTCATCGAGCTTCTTGATGGCGTCGTTACCAAAGAGACGGTTCGACGCAACGGTAGTAGAGGCCGGTAATCAGTCCGTGGCGATTTCGACCCGTACCGGTTCCGGCTTCTTCTCAGCGGCGATAGTGATGACGAGACGACCATGCTTACAGCTGGCGACGACATCGGGCCCGTAACCGTCCTGAATCCGAGCTTCGATACTCTCTTCTTGACGATCGCCGTTCTCAGAAATCTGGACCTTGACGACCCGTTCGTTACACCGGTTGGTATCGACACTCACATAGATGTCATCGGGATCGACACCTGGGAGATCGATGGTCATCACCTGAGCGTCATCACTACACTTGGTCCGAATTTTCGGTGGTTGAACAAGTGAATCTTTGATGCCCAAAAGGGTGGTGTAGATGTCGATTCGATCATCACTTGGGGCCGACTTCTTGGCCATCCGTCGTTTCACCTCTTCCAAATCCCACGGGTCATATGGAACTGTGGTTGAAAGGATGTAGCCGACGGGGCCGACAGATTTTGGTGGCGACAAGCGTCCGTTTCGGATATAAATCATCGTTATGTACTCCTTGGGTTGAATTTCAGTACCGACAACGTGGGTCTGATCAGTGGTGTTGTCAAGACCGGTTGTCAAAATTTTGTACCGTATCTGGGACTTTCCCTTCCTTACGAGTGATCTCGTACCCGTTCCCATAACGATTCACTACGAACCGCGGTCCGAAAAACCGTTGGATCTCTGGAAGTCGGTCATCACTTGGATCTGCGTTGAAGTACTGGTTCAAACACCATCCCGGTAAGTGAACGGCGTCCATCTCCTTATCCCCGTTCACTTTGTATTCCCCCATATAGGTAGGTGTGAGGGTGTAGTACGTCTCAGGACTGCAGGCCAGAAGGATATCACCGAGATGGCCGTAGAACGTACCGAGACAAAGTGTCGTCCGCCCCTCTACATCATTTTCGGTATTGATCTTCCAGCGTCCTACAGCCGATTGGGGGTTGTTCAAACGATTCTTCTTTGCCACTGCCAACGCCTTTTCGAGGGCCTCAATTTCAGCTAGGGTCATGTCACTGAAATTTTTGTCATCCATCTCTCGTCTCCTGTTCAAGGGATTGTCGTACCATGTGTTGGAACGGACAGAAATCTGATCGCAGATCTTGTGGCCCATACTTGGCAAGCAACCATCGCAACTCATCAAGTTCTCGCGCCTCTTTCAGTCGGGCTCGGAATTCTGTGTCACGACGATCTCGTTCAAGAAGGGCAGTGACCCCAGCACATGGATCGGCCAGATCTTCAGCTGTAAGGGTGATGGTGTCATCTTCCAACCAACCCTCTTGCCAAGAGATGGAAACGGTATCAGACCATTCCTCATAATTCCATAGCGGAATCATTGGTGTGTTGGTCATCTCCGCTTTGATATCCAAGAAGAGTCGGATCCGATCTCGCAGACGATCCATGGCTGCAAAGTCGGCTATGACTGCCTCTAGCTCGGTGGTTGTGTCTGTCTCATCCTTCATTACGATCCAACTTCAAGAGTTTGGCCCGCGTGGCGTCATCAATGACCCGAATTTCACGGACACTGGCTGAGCCTAGGACCGAATGTGCTATATCATTTTGTACGACCGAAAACGAGACATCTGTGGCAAGGGCATCGAAACCGAGAAACCGGAGGTGGGTGACCACGGCTTGGTGCAGGTCCTGTGATGATAGTGTGATTTGTAGCTTCATGTCTCGGATCATAGCACTGGTACGGAGCGGAGATCAAGCCGATCTAAGCTAGAACCGTGCCGCCGAACAACCGTTCCAGATTCTCGTTTTCTCTTGCCCTCACCGACGACGGTCGTGATGGGAGGCTCTTTTTAGAGACTCGACCCCGGATGTTATTCGAGGACAGGGATGACAATAGGATCCATCGCATCGCGCCTGGTGAAGATCTTCATGCCATCGCTTGGGTCGAGTTCTTCGGTCTCATCGACAGGCCAGAAATGTGGTGGTGGATCGTGGCGGACTACAACGACCTGTCCGACCCGACACTCGTTCTCAAACCGGGTCGAGAGATCTGGATTCCTAGCGATGCGAAAATCGAGGACTGGTTCGGTGATCCGGATCGGGTCGGTTAGACGGTTCGCTTGACTTGATGTAATCGGAGTCGTGATCAGCTGAAGGTCGTCGGCCAGAGTTTTGGCTCGGGCGAGATGAGACGGCTCCATGTTTGGTATGGTTTTCTGCCCGGTGATGATGATAACTCTGTGTTGTATCGTTCCCATTGCTCAATCCTCATCCGGTACGAACACAAAGGTTCCGTCTCTTGGAAAGCATCGATCCAATGCATGCCATGCTGCATTGCGCTCATGATCCCATGGCGTCTCGTTCCCGCCCCAACACCGTTCTCGCAACACTGCCTCGATTCGGTTGCCGATTGAGCGTCCGACTCGTTCCGGATCATACCCAGCCGCGTATTCTGGATACTCAAGACATGACAGAAACGTGGCTACGGCTTGTTCTGCGGCCATATTCTTGGCCCGTTCGTATCGTTCATCATCCATTGCTGTCCCCTAGTTCAACCGGTTCAGGAAGGAAGATGGCCTGAATCCCGGATCCATCTCCGAGAAGTTCGGGATCCCACCCCATGAGATCCACGGCATGAGCTATAGCTCCGATACGACTCTCGAACAACCCCCATGGAAAATCTGTACTCATGCTACGGAGAGCGGTGAGAAGGAATAGCGGATGATGGGAGATGACGACGGATTGGGAACCTGCGTTCCGATACAGGTTTTCGAGACAGACCAGTGTCGAGACCGTTTCGATATCGAGGTTGCCATCACACTCGTCTAGGAAGAGTGGGAGCCCATCCATACCGGCGGCACCGATTCGATCAGACACTTGGATTCGTAATCCCTCGCCATGACTTGAATTTATGGCCTCGTACTGCAACCCAAAGTTATCAAGACCAGTCATGATCATGCGTGCGGTTGCACGATTGTCCTTGACTCCGTCATGAAATACGACTTGAGTCGGTGCCCCCTTGTCGAATCGGTTGGTAACGGTACCATCGGACCAATTGACTTGGATCGAACTGGAGTCAAACTTGTGGCCACTCCATGATCCCTGAGCATTCTCGTCTCGATC